AAGTTGAGTATGGTTAGTGCAATCAATAGGTATGTGTCAAGTGCAGATAAGATTAGATATGGCAATGAATTTGTAGTGCGCATGAGTTCAGAGTCTAGATTGCTGCGCCGCCATCGCGGTGTCTTTGATTCACCCACTTTGCGCGACCTAGTCCCAAATGTGAAATCGGGCTCTAACCTTTTCTTGCATGATGAACTTCACTACTGGTCCAAGAACGACCTCATTGCTTTCCTCGAAGTTTGCAAACCTGAAATACTCTTGGGCACGTTAGTGTACCCAACAGAGATCTTTATAGGGGCCCCGTACTCGCTCAACCCATGGTGCTACGAGTTTGAGGTCAGAAAAGACAAGCTCCTCTTTTTCCCTGATGGAGTCCGGAGTGAAGGATATGAGCAGCCCTTGGAGGGAGGTTTCTTACTTCAAACGTCAAAGCTGCACTTAACTGATGGCTCGGTCTATTGTGTCGATTTGATTTGCAGTAAATTCTCGCACCATCTCATTTCGATCACTAGAGGTGATCTGCTTGTGCCCACGTACCGCTCTTTTGGACCTTTTGAGGCGATCAAAAGCGAAGGTCTGCGAGATATTTGTAGAGGTAAAGTCAGCTTCTTCCCAGTTTCACACCCTATGATCTTAAGGGTGTATCGCTATCTGAGATCTCTGAAAAAGCCTGATAAGCAATCGGCTATGGCTAAATTTTCACAACTTAATCATGAACCGAGCGGGCTGGCAGTTAAATTTATGGAAGAGTTTAGTGATTTGGTGATTGGTACCGGGAGTATGCGAACAATGATAAATGCTGAGTTGCTTAAAGGTTTTTTCGCTAATCTGGGCCGGAAATTGCCCAAGTGCATAGCTGCTAAAATCAAGGTCACTCGCATGCTGTGCCTCGATGAGTTCATCTCTACTCTCAAGCCCCTTTGCGTGGATGTGAAATTGATGGAAATCCAAAGGTCGAGCACTTTCGATTTTAAGTTCTACCATGAGGAGGATATGGAAGTTGATTTTGACCTTGAGGGGAGCTTAGAGATAGGCTGGCGTGGCACGGGCATACTAGATCGTGTTTCAACGCCCTATGTTGGCCTTGCACCTTTGACAGATACCTGTGTTGATTGGAGCGTTCACTATAACAAAGATCCTTTTCTCTGGCGCTTGAAGGATCTGTACATCGGAGCTATGTGTGGGGAAACTCATATGCCACTCACTTCTATCGGGAAATATGTGACCTCAATTTCAAATAAATGCAATGTCCTGGCAAGAACCTTGCTCCAATCGCTCACACGTGAAGATTTGTTCGAAGTGCATAAATTTGTCTACTACATGCATCATCTAAGGCGGTACTGGTGGGAGGGGAAAGTCGCCTGGTTCACTAAAAGGGTTTACCAAAGGGCTTATTGCCACTTCTTGGAGGGGTCTGATCCCGTAGGCTTCACACATTTGTTCGAGCGGGTAAACTTTAGCGAGACGTGCCTGAATTGGCAGAGGACTCCACTAAGTGCAGGTGATTTAGATGATTATTACTCTGAGTCCGTGTTGTACGAGCCAGTTCATGTGACATCTGAGAAACAAACTTGCACTTTACCAGCTCGAGTTGCTACCTGTGAGCAGGAAGAGGAAGAGGTTAAGCATGTTTCAGCTTTAAGGGAGGAAAAATGTGCCTGTGGGCTTGAGTTCACAATACTGAGTCTGCCCTACGCGGATTTGCGGGAGGATCACTTTCCAGATGTTCTGCGGGGAAGGTCATGCGCTTGGTACTCTAAAGATTTTGTGCCATATTCTTACAATGGCGGTAAGCATGAGTCCTTGGGGTGGCCCAGATGGCTTGATTTGTGGATGCAGGTTAACCGCATCCCGGGCACATACGATTGCATGTTGGCTCAGAGATACGAGCTTGGTGGGAAGATTGGGTTCCATGCGGATGATGAGCCACTCTTTGAGCCTGGCCAGAGTATTCTCACCGCGAATGTTGAAGGCATAGCTTCCTTTTCTGTACAATGTAAGCAAGGCGAGGGATGTTTTAATCTACACCCGGCTGAGCAATTTACCATGCCAGAGAGTATGCAGTTTAGTCATAAGCATTCTGTTACTTCGAAGAGTGAGGGGCGCATCTCATACACCTTTAGGACTCTCAGAAAGAAAGTTGATAAGCAGATCAGTGAGGCTAGCATGCCACATGTGGGCACTTCAGAAGGGCACTGCACTTACATGTGCGGTGTGCTCATTTCGGCTGAGCTTGATCACACTTTTGATGAGGCAGCGTACGATGTTGTGCGCAATCGTGGTGGTGGTGATTGCTTCTGGTTAGCAATGGAGCACTTCACTGGTGTTGGGGTTCAGACTGCGAAGGCCGGTTTACTCAATGTACCCTGGGATGATGAGTATAAGCCCCGTCTATTAGGGCAATTGTTGAAGGGAGCGTGGGCTGAGGACGAGGCTATTGCGGCTGTTTGCAAGCATGTGGGTTACAACATCATCGTCTACGACTGTCCGAGGCGTTGTAGATTACTTTATAGTATGCCATCGAACCGGAAGACCGCATTGCTTAAGCTAGATAATGGCCATTTTGAGGCAATCCGCCCTATTGAGATGTGTACAGTGAGAGCTATTGCTCAAGCACTACGGCGTACAGACAAAGATGTGCTCGCTGTGTTACTGCCAGCACTGGGGGAAGGGTTCGAGAGAGAACTTTTACGTGGGAAGGGCCTGTCTATGCTTCATTTCGAGAGGATGCTCGAGTTCTTTGATTTGTCAGGCCTCGTGTGCGATGGAGAACAAACGACGCTTCTTAATGATATGGGTAAGGTGAAGTGTTGCTTCAAAAGCAAAGGAAATCACATCGAGTATGTTTCTGCGGGTACTTTCTCACCTCTTGCGGCAACAAATGTCGAGCAACCTAGTCTGAGAGCTAGTGATGATTGTCTGCTGAAGCTGAGGGAACAGTGCAATTTAATCCCGTACCTACCGGATATAGCTAGAGCGCATTTGCTTGCTGATTCGCTACATGAGGGCACCACGGGGGTGATTTGCTCAGATTTGTACAATGGGGCGCCGCACCTTCTTGATGGTGTTGAGATTGAGGGCACCGAGCACAAGTTGTATACTATCTTGGGCACTTTTGGCTGTGGAAAAAGCAAGCTATTTGTAGATCTGTTAGAGCGACTGAGTGGAAAGGCGATGTGTTACGTTTCGCCGAGAAAGGCTCTGTGCAACATCTTTGAGGATGTCATCTCGAGCGCAACTAAAATGGTTGGTTCAGCAGGGGCAAAACATTTCAAGTGCTACACCTTTGAAAAGTTCCTCTTGAGGACTCGCAAGCTGAACCCTGGTGCGGTCGTTATCGTTGATGAAATTCAGCTCTATCCGCCGGGTTTCCTTGACTTGGCGCTCTTTCTTCTACCTAAGGGCATCCGGCTGTTTCTACTGGGGGACCCATGCCAGAGTGACTATGATTCGGAAAAAGATAGGCATATCCTGGGACCTTTACGTGCGGATGTTTTACGTTTGCTTGAGGGGCGTGCTTACAACTTTAACACTCTGAGCCACAGGTTCCAAGGTTCAGTTTTCAAAGGGAGACTGCCGTGCGATTTCGCTAACGATTTGAAAGTGGGAGGAGGCAAGCTGCAACTTCTCGAGAGCCTTGATGCTATTGACTCTAAAGCTCCATACGCAAAAGTCGCGCTTGTTTCATCGTTCGAGGAGAAGAAAATTATCCAGGCTTACTTTGGTGAGAGTTGCAAGTGCTATACCTTCGGAGAGAGTACTGGCTTAACCTTCCATGAGGGCTGCATCATGATCAGTGATCTGTCCGTGCACACAAACGAGAGGAGATGGCTAACCGCACTTAGTAGATTTCGCGTTAATGTCACCCTGATCAATGCCACGAGCACAAATTGGGCCGTTATCGAGAAGCAGTATAACAAGCGCGCTTTGGGTAGGTTTTTGGGTCGTACTGCAGTTAAAGAGGACCTGTTGGAGCTATTGCCTGGGATGCCAAATTTCTGCATAGGCTTTGAGCCAGTGCTCTACGGAGCGGATGAGGAGAAGCGGGAGTTGAAACTCGCGGGGGATCCCTGGTTAAAAACAATGATCGATCTGCTGCAAGTTGAGGATGTGCAGGATGTTGATTTGATTGAAGAGGTGGCTGCGAATGAATGGTTCAGGACCCACCTCCCCCAATGCGAGCTTGAAGGCGTCAGATCACAATGGGTGCATAAGATTTTGGCTAAGGAGTTCAGGGAAAAACGGATGGGCTATCTTGTGTCGGAACAATTCACTGATGAGCACTCCAAGCAGTTGGGAAGACAGTTAACCAATGCAGCCGAGCGTTTTGAAACCATATACCCACGTCATCGCGCATCTGACACTGTGACATTTATAATGGCAGTGCGGAAGAGGCTGAGGTTTTCCTGCCCCATGAAAGAAGCCGCAAAGTTGCAGCAAGCTATGCCATATGGACCCTTCTTACTTAAAGAGTTTTTAAGCCGTGTACCGTTGAAACCTGCGCACAATCCGCTGATGATGGAGTCGGCCAAATTTGAGTTTGAGGAAAAGAAGACGAGCAAAAGTGCCGCCACGATTGAGAATCACAGCAACAGGTCTTGCAAGGACTGGTTAGCCGACGTTGGGTTGGTCTTTTCGAAATCCCAACTATGTACCAAATTTGACAACCGATTCCGCGACGCGAAAGCAGCACAAACTATTGTATGCTTTCAGCATTCTGTGTTGTGCCGCTTTGCACCATACATGAGGTACATTGAGAAGAAGTTGCATGAGGCTTTACCTGAAAAGTATTACATTCATTCCGGTAAGGGTTTGAGCGAACTGGATGCTTGGGTTAAGTGGGGTTCATTTGGAGCCATATGCACCGAATCAGATTACGAGGCTTTTGATGCCAGTCAGGATCAGTACATCATGGCTTTTGAGCTGTGCCTTATGCGTTATCTGGGTTTACCTAATGATCTCATTGAGGATTACAGATACATAAAGACACATCTAGGGTCCAAATTGGGCAATTTCTCCATCATGAGATTTTCA